CGCCATGACGGCGACCAGGGGGTGTGTCGCGGCGTACATTACTCAGTCCGCTCCTCGATCCAGTCGATCAGCCCGGTGGGCTTCAGGGCAGCGTACGCGACCTGGGCTGCGGCGATGACGCCGCCAAGCTCGCCGAGGATCGCCGAGACAGACTCGGGATAGCGGGTGAGCGCCCACACGAGGCCCGTCAGCGTCGCCGATACGGCGATCGCTACCCAGCGCTTCGCGGTGGCGGACCAGCCTGCGCGGGTGACCGCTGCGATGAGGAGTGGTGCGAGAGCGCCTGCGAAGGCAAGCGATGCCGTGGTGTCCATCACCTACCTGCCTTGAGGGCGGCGACGATGTCGGCGACGAGGATCTGGCGGCGCGCCGCGCAGTCGGCTGCGATAGCCGCGATGTCGCCATCGTCCAGGGAGACAGTGTACTCCTCGTCGAGGGCGAGAGCCTTGACGGTGTCCTGCCAGCTCTTTGCCGAGGTCATAGGCGTGACAGTGAAGGGGGTCACCGCGTAAATCGTCGAGGTCTGCTTGGAACGGATGAATTGCATGTGATTCTCCTCACTTGTCGTATTGATTGGGAGCTGCGCGGATTCGCCGCGCACGAGGCCCATGTAGTAGGACCAGGGGAAAGAGGGGCCGGGGTCGGTGTGGTCGCTGCGCTTGTAGACGCGACTGACCTGGTCATGTCCGACAAATCCGCTCATCCCCGCCGCCAGCTCCTCATCCGTCAGATGACGGAGCGGGATGCCGAGGCTGTCGGCGATTTCGCGGGTCGCGGTGGCGGACAGCTGCAGCATGGACAGTGATGCCACGTCTCCCCACTCCTCAGGGGACTGCCGGGCGAACCCGGCGTGCTCCACCTGATAGCCATCGTGATTGCAGCCCGGCGCGGCGAAAGCCACTGCCGAGCTGGGCAGACAGTACACGACGCTATCCTGGTCGACGCACATATGCGCCGATGCTACCACCTGCCCGCTCGCGAAGTACCTCGCGACATTTTCAGCGGTTTGAGGCCCCTCCGGGGCCTCCATGGTATGGATTACCACGACACGGCATGGCGTATCGCGTGACTCAATGTAGTGTGCGGGCGTGAATTCACCCATATTGCACCCTCCTTCCTAGAGTGTGGTCGCAATCCATTGGGCGCTATTTTCGCCCCCGGACTGCCCATCCGTGTCATTCCAGATGTAGTACGTGAACCCTGTCGCGGTGATGGAATACACTGCCACACGGAGACGCTGGGATGCCACGGAGATAGTCACGCGCGGCACCGACGGGAATGCTCGGGGGAAATTGATGGTGCCCTCATAGGTCTCACCGGGCTTATAGGATCCGGTCGAGAATGTACCTGACTGGATGCCGGTCAAGCACTTGTCAGCCAACGCCTTAAGCTCGGCAAAGTTCGAATTTACATCTTCTGCCCGGGCAATTTCGCCCGGTATAAATGTCTTCACGCTAGCCTCCTTATCGGGGTGCAAAATTGAGCTTGGTCACCCACTGTGTGGGTGTGAGCCTGTGCGTCACGCGCGTGATGCGCGCGGGGTGGCTATCTCCATTGTACTCCACGTTCACCGCTCGCAGACTTTCCATGTCGACGCAGCGCAGAATGTCAAGCGGCGTGCGTGGCCGGAGCGTGAGCGACGACGGGACCCAATCGCGGGCACGCTTCGTGATGTACTCGGCCGCCAGCGCAGGCAGGTCCGCAGCGAGCCTCGTCGTCGGGATGCGAATCTCTGTGCCTCCCCACACGTCTGCGCCGGTCACGTCGTCATGCGAGACGGTGGTGTCGTCAGCCCTCCACTCCCCGTTTTCGACTTTACAGGCGTGGTTTTCGAGCGTCACACGAGCGACAACGTCCGTCGCTCGCCAGCCCCCGTCCAGGTCCGTATACCACATGACAGGTGGGGTCGAGGCCCTTGACAGGTCGCTGTCGTCAGTGAAGGTCATGGATGACGTATTGCCCAGCTCCGAGTACACATTGACCGTGCCGTCGCGTGTGACATGCCAAGCCCCGCGCACTGAACAGCAGAGGCCGTCCAGGTGCTTTGCCAAGTTGGTCTCCCACACGACGCCGGGGACCCACGGATTCTTGACAGGCGCACGCGGCGTCGAGTAATTGAGTAGGTAGGGGCGACCCGCCATGAGACGCGCGAGGCGTTCGCTCCATAGCTCCATGCCGAGCGTACCCGCGCCCCGGGCACCGTAGCGCATGGTCGACGCCATCTGAGCGACAACATCACTGGCCGTGATGACGGTCTTGTAGCGGATCGCCCCGCCGGGCTTGTGGGGCGTGCACTCCAGGTCTGTGACCGTGCCTGTAAACATCACGGCGCGGGTAGGCCAGTGCACGAGGCGCACGGGCGTCCCCTGACGCATGCCCGTCTCACGTGGCGCGAGAGCGTTGATCGCCGTCGCCGTCAGGGTCCCGACCTGAGCGAGGTAGGTGGGGCCTTCAGACTTGACACCTCGGGTCACGTCGATCTGAGTGCAGGGGGCGGTGATGTCTTGCCATGCCTCCACCTCGCGACTGACACCCTCCCAGGGGATGGTGTTCCAGGCCGCGAAATCCCAAGCGAAGACAATCCCCGCGCGGGGGCCATTCCACCGCTGCACCCCCCACCTGCTGACGTTCCACCGCAGTGCATGGGTGTCCTGGACAGGGAAATAGGCCTGGATGGAGAGCTGGTCAGCGGGACGTAGGCCTACCGCATCATCCAGGATGTACCAGAAATTAGCCCTGATCAGGCCAGATCGCGCACCCGACAGATCTACGGGGAGCGTCGTGCCCGAGGTCATGGTGCCCTGGAGTAGATGTGTGCGCCCGCCGCCCGTGCTGGCGGATCGCCCGGCACGGAGCACCATCCACGTGTCACTATCGGTCTCCACTGTGATGGAGTACCGCAGGGGCAGTCCGGGCTTGAGGTTGTTAAGCACGAGCGAGCATAGATTGTCCGGACCTGCCACATACGCCCATCCGCCGTCGCGGAAGATCACGGACGTGTAGTGTGTGAACTCTGTCAAGCGGATCGGGGAGAGTGGGTGTAAAACTGTCATCGGCCGTTCATCCTCACGTACTGATCCAGGGCGTCGGCGATGGTGCGCCCTGCCTCTACCGAGGGGGTCAGCATATTGGCGTCGACGTTGATCGTGTATTGATTGACGATGGTAGGACCGCCAGCCACAGCGAGGTCGGAGGCCGGTGAGAGCATGTCCATCTGCGCGATGTCGCGAGTCAGACCAGTGAGGGAGTCGCGGACGCGCGGGTACTGAGATTCCAGGCCTCGCACGAAACCGCCAATGACCATACGGCCCGCGGGGACCAATAGGACCTTGTCAAGGTCCTCGGGTCCCTTCCATGAGGGCAGCATGCCGGTCAGTCCGCCCAGCGCCGACTGCACAGACCCGAACGCCGACTTGATACCACTGACAAACCCGTCAATCAAGCTCTTGCCTGCGCTCCAGAGGGTATTGCCAAGATTGCCGAGCGCCGACTTTGCCTTGCCGGGCAGGCTGCTGATCCACGAGACCGCTGTGTTGACACCGCCGCTGATCGCCGAGGTCATGGACCCCATCGCGCCGCTAATCGTGGATGAGATCCCCGATCCGAGGCTGCGCACGTACGCCATGGCTGACGATACCCATCCGCTGATCGCGCCAATCGTGGCGTTGATCGCGCCGCTGATCACGGCGACCAGGGCGTTCCACACGCTCATCGTCACGCTGTAGATCGCCTGGAAACAGCTCGTGATCAGCTGGGCTATCCACGTGATTGCGGGGCCGACGACGCTCATCACGAGCGCCATGCCTGACGTCATGATCTCAATAACGCTCGCGATGATGGGGACGATTGCCTGGATCGCGACGGTGAGGACCGATGCGAGGACGCTGGCTATCATCACGATGAGGTCGATAATCGGCGTCAGGGCCGCCATGACCACCGACAGCAGCGGACCGAGCATCTGCCCGATCACCGTGATCAGCGGCGACAGAGCGACCAAGAGCGCCGCAATTGCGTCACCGACGGCGGCTAGGAGCATGCCGATCTGCGGTAGCAGCGGCGCGAGAGCCGAGACAACGGTCCCGATGATGCTGATAATTACTGGGATCAGGGGGGCGAGGGCGTTGAGGATGCTCCCGATCACCGTCGCGACGGCTCCCAGTAGATTGCCGATCATGGGGAGCATGGGTGCGAGCATGCCGACGACGGCCTGGATCACCGTCGTGAGGATGGGCATGAGCTGGCCAATCGCGGGGATCAGCGTCCCCGTGACGATGCCGCCGATCTGAGTCAGCAGACCGCTAATCACGGGTGCCACCTGCGCAAACAGGCCCGACAGTAGGCCTGCGAGGCCTTCCAGGGCCGGGCCGATCTGCGGTAGGGCCTGCCCGAGGACGCCGGCGAGAGCGACGCCCACCTGTCCGACCAGCGTCACGACCTGAGGTAGGACGGGCATGAGGGTGTGGAAGATCAGCGAGACGGGATTGAAGACGCTTGACAGTTGCATAACTGTCGGGATGAGAGCGCCGATCTGAGGCAGCAGAGGCGCGAATGCCGAGATGAGCTGACCGACGACAGGGGACACTGCCTGGGCTATCGGTTCGACGACGGAGACAATCTTGTCCCTGACGCCGCCGAGGGCTGTCAAGATACCCTCACCGCCACCCACGGACTCGAAAGCGCTTGACAGCTTACCCTTGAGGCCGGCAAAAGCGGTCCCGATCCCGTCGACGGTGCGTGACACGTACGGCTTCGCACTCTCGAAAGCGCCACCAACGGCGCTTGTCACTGGCGCGAGCTTGGCTGGCAGGCCTGTCGCGAAGTCAGCGAAACGCTGGCCAGATCCCTGCAACAGCCCCTCAATCTTGGGTCCGAAAGTCGCTTCGAGCTTTTCAGCGGCGGGCTTGAGGGCGGTGGTGACACCATCAATCCCAATTGACGCTTCCTGAAAAAGGGTCTTGGCGTGGGTGAGGGCGGGGGCGGCAAAAGCCGCACCAAGACGCCCCAAAGCGGCGTTCATGTTTTTGAACGCACCGCTTGTCGTATCCGCCATGATACGACCAGCGCCGCTGATATTCTTCTCAATGGCGGTCTGAAAATCCTCAAGCGACACCTTGCCGTCAGACACCATCTGACGGAGCTGATCATTGCTGACACCCATGGACTCACTGAGGTATTTCCAGATGGGGATCCCCCGATCCGCCAACTGATTCATTTCCTCAGTTGTCACTTTCTGATTATTTGCCACCTTACCGAAGATGGCTCCCATGTCCTCCATGGAAGTGCCAGCGACCTGGGCAGTGTCAGCCACCAATCCCAGGTAGCGCTGTAGATCCTTGCCGGGCTTGATCTGGGCCGCGACGGCTGTGCCCGCCACGGTAGCG